GCGGTTAGATGATCCATGTTGGGGTTACTCGGTTGCGGAAAGTTTGATGTGAAAGGGTGTCTTTTTTTACTTGACTAAAGTAATACTTTTTAATACTATCCTGCATATGGCAAACGAAGTTACCCCCGTCAGCTTTAAACCGAACGACGAAGATCGCAAGATTATTGACTGGCTTAGAAAGAAACTGGGCGCGAGCACGAGCGGGGTGATCCGCCAGGCGCTGCGTGTTCTGCGCGACAAGGAAAAGGCGGCATAGTGAGCATGAAGCATTTATTTATCATTTTGTTGTTTTGCGCGGTGGCACATTGCCAGGACTGGAGCATCAAGCAGGTGGCCGATCCGTTTCGGGGTACATCGTTTACCCAGTTTATGTTGGAAGGAAAGTATCTCACGCCTCCGGCAACCAGTTCCGATCATGCGCCCATGTTGCTCTTGCGTTGTAGTGCCCAAGCTCACGGTCCGAAGAGCTATAGATTTGAAGGCAAACTTCTTGCAGCATTCCTCTTTCTAGGTGATCAGGCTGTTGTGGATGCTCAGGTCGGCTTCGGCGATGGAACGTCGAGGGTAATGACACAGTGGCGACTAGACGATGGGAAGATCCAGTCGGATTTTTTAAGCCACTCCACGAACTTTAAGGCTATATCCTTGCCTGAATTGTTGGTTGACGATTTCTTTTATGCCCACCAGCTACCACACAAGGAATCCACTAACTCGCAGGTAAAGAAAGTGGTTGTGAGCATACCTGAATATCTCGGATCTGACGTTGTGATCCAATTTGATTTGCCTGATGTAACTGAGGTCGCTAAGACTTGCGGCGTAACTTACCACAAAAACTGAACCTCTAAACTACAACGGCCAGCCCGGATGTTTCAGCATCCGAACCGGCCTAACCAGTAACTCAGGGTGATAGGACACCCCAGATCATGGCTAAAAATATTCTACTCGTTCTTGTTCTTTCCGCACTGCTCACCGGCTGCGGTTCCACTTCTTCCCTTCTTACGCAGATCAACCCGGTCAATCCGCCGCCTGTTCACGCGTCATCTTTACCGGTGGGCTGCGATGCAAACGGCGCTTGCTCTGGAACCACTACCAACACCTGGGGAACATGCCAGTGGAGCAGCTACCAGACCTCAAAGACCTTTGTGATCGCGCTGGAGATCGGCGTGAATTCCACGCCTACCGACCCCAGCACTTCACTCTGCTATATCCCACTGGCCTTTGCCGGATCGTCCATTAAAACCATTTCAGGCAATACCAATTACACAAGCTGGAATAGCACAAACGGCTTGGCCAGCGTGTTTATGGATGTGAGAGCCTGCACAGCTGGGGTCTGCAATTATCCTGACCAGCAGGAACATGTTGCGTCCGCTTACGCCACTTTCAAGCCTGCTACCGGGCCTGTTTCAATACCGCTGCAGGGTTCTTTCGGAACAACTGGCATACCCGTGAATGCTTTTATGATCGTGTTTAATGACGATCTGCCGCCAGCAAAGCCGGACACTTTACATCTGGTGATTAACGGAACGTTCTAGGCCAAAGTTTGCTCTGGCCATCGGCTTTTAGTACGATGCAAAGGCCGATGGCTACAGCACTAAGACCGGCTTCAGTTCCCCGCTCAATCCCTTTTTTCAGCCTCTCGCGCATCACATCCAGCGGCAACTTCATCCCTGAAATAGATGGCCTGCGCTTCGTCGCCATTGCCGCCGTGGTTGCATTCCACATTTACGAATATCTGATATCGCGCTCAGGCATGAGCCCTTTCGGGATTGCCGGCACGGCGCTTTTGCATGGTCAGCGAGGAGTTCCGCTTTTCTTTGTGATCAGCGGTTTCATCCTCGGCCGCCCCTTTGCTGCGCATTACATTTGCGGAGCTCCTGCACCGAAGCTGAAGGAATATTACTGGCGCAGAGTAACACGATTGGAACCGCCTTACCTGCTGGCCATCATAGCTGTGTTCATGGGGCTGGCAGCGTTCTCGTCAGACCGCGGCTTGCCTCACCTTCTGGCATCGCTCATTTATTCGCACAACCTGATCTATGGATCGCCCAATCCTTTTTTTGGGCTGGCCTGGTCTCTTGAGGTCGAGATCCAGTTTTATTTGCTCATCCCGCTTCTGGCCATGGTCTACACTCTGCCGCGGCGCTGGCGTCGGCTGATTTTGGCGGCGTTCATGTTCGCCGGATTGCTTCACCTCGTGCCATTGCCCGCGCGATTCACGCTGAGCATTCTGGGATGGATTCAGTGTTTTGCAGCAGGCCTTCTGCTAGCAGACCTTTACACGGACGGATGGAACAAGAGTCAGAATTGGATTTTCGATCTGTGCTCGATCTCCCTTTGGCCGGCCGTGTTTTTGATCGGCGATAAGGCCGCATGGATCGCGTTGCCTTTCTTCGCGCTCATCCTCTACGTGGCCGCGTTCCGTGCATTCATGTTTCGCAGGTTTTTTACTTTCACCCTGGTCTCAACCATTGGCGGCATGTGTTACACGATCTATCTCGTTCACTACCCCATGATTTCAGTGGCCGGGAGGATGGCAAAGAACCCGCTGGCTATTACCGCTGTATCGCTTTTGGCGATCGCCGTGGCTTCGCTGATTTTCTTTGTGTGCATCGAACGGCCGTGTATGGATAAACGGTGGCCAAGCCGCATTTTGGCTATCTTCCAATCGTCGTAAAGTTGATGGTGTAGGTTGTTCCTGCAACCGGTGTTCCGCTAAGTCCGATAGTTACGGTCGTCGCGGTAGTGGAATCCACCATGCAATAAGCAACCGGAGCAAATCCATCAGCTCGGTTCACCATCACGAGCGGTGCTGTGGTCCACGTCCCATCTGCGAAAGTCAAAACGAAAAATGGATTTATTGTTTGCCCGGTGCCGCTGCTGCTGATATTGATCGTGCCGGCTGAGTCTGTTCCTGAAACGGATGACACCGTTGCAGTGGTTCCCCAACCCGTGAGTGTGCCGACCTTGGCAGTGGTCAGCGCCGTTCCCTGATTTGCTCTCACTCGATTGACTGGCGTCGTTCCTGCAAGGGTTTCATTGGTCAAAGTCGAAGGCACAGTGGTGCCGCAGCTCCAGACATCAGTAGATTGCGTGTAGTTGATGTGGTTGCCGGCTGAGTCCTGACAATCTGGAATCACCTTGTAAGTAATGACGTTCGCTGCCGTGACTACGGGCACGCTGTGAGTGGACGGGTTCGGCGGATAGCTTACTCCGTTGATGATGCCGACTCTATCCGGCTGGGCATTTGCGCCATCAAACCAGAAGAACTGCACCGTGCAAACGTTTGCGGTGCTGGGAATGGTGGTGAAGCCGGCAACGTTGGTGGGCGGCACGAAGGTGCGGCTGCCCGTGGCGTCCTGGCAAATCTCAAGGCCCAGTTGCTGGCCGACGAAAGCATTGCTCAAAGTGGAGCTGGTGACGTTGCCGGTAAGCGTAAGGCTGAACATATTGGCTTTGCTGGCGTCAAAGGCGGGCGTGGCCGAAAACGTAACCGTGACCTGGTCATTGAGCACAACGCCGCTAATGACGGTTTGCGCGGAACAAATTGAGGCTGCCAAAAGGCAGAGGGCAAATAGAAGCTTCTTCATGATTCTTCCTTTTAATTGATGGTGGGTGGTCCCAACGGGACCGCCTTGGATGTTGTCGAGTCCCACTGGAACATCTGGGTAAAGCGCTTGCCGGCAGCCAGGGCTGCACCAGCAATCGGATTCGGATTGAGAACGTTTGCAGGCCAGGCAAAAGTGTGTCCGCCAACTCCATCCTGCGTTATCTCAAAGATGAGGATCTGATCGGCAATCGGGCCGGCCAGCGTGGAGCTGGTGACGTTGCCCGTGAGCGTGATCTTGAACTTCGACGCCAGCGTTGCGGTGAATGTGGGCGTGGCGCTGAACGCGACGGATATGCTGGGAATCACCGCGGCGCCGGTGAAGCTGACGGGCGGCAGCACCATCACGTTGGGATAAAGAGTTCCGGAGTAAGCCGCGCTGGGGCCAACTACCCATGTGGCGGTGCTGATGAGAGTGCCGGTGCCGTTGGCTCCGCTCCATACTTGCGCGGTGTAGAACGTCGCGCCGGGCGTGAGTTCATTGTTGCCCAGGACCTGCGTGCCGGCTGGCAGGTTTCCGTTGGCATCAAGGTTCAGGATGTAAACAGGCGTAGCCGCGCCGCCAGTGGAGATGATGGTGGCCGTGGGATTCGATAGCGTTAGAACCACGGATCCATTGGCTACAGGAATGCCGCCGCTTTGAAAGTTGCCGCCTTGAAGTGTGAGCATGTTAGTACCTGTTCAACCTGATTCCGGGATAGGCGCCGACCAGCAGATCATGCAGGTCCCAAAGCGTGTGCGTGGTATTGAGTGCGGGAAGCTGAGAGGCGCTGGCCAGACTGTTCAGCTTGTCAAAGTGATGCTGGTAAAACTGCTTGTATCCGTAAGGGTGCGCGGGCGGTGGTGGCGTGGCGGGGATTGATGGGGCTTCGGATGGGTCTGGGCTGATGATTTCTCCCAGCGCCATCTCGGATTCGTATTTCGGATGAGCCAGCCGCGCGACTGCAGCTTCAGAGTGCCACTGATCTTCAGCCCAATCGGAAGCAAAGTCTGTGCAGATGAGAAGGTGATCATCGTCGAGCTCAACGCAGGATGTCCCGGCGAAATGCTCAATGTGTTCCAGCCAGATTTCGCTGGGCGCAATGTAATAACGTTTCATGATCTGGGCAGTACTCCGCCGCCGTTGTGGGTGCGAACGCGTGGGATCTTGCGGCCGATCAAATAACATTGATCTCCGGAGACGATCAGGCCTATGGGCAAGCCAGGCGTACAGGAAAAGCGCTTCTCTGTGATTACGGTGTTACCTTTTTCCTCAAGCTGCAGCTGCGAGCCGAGGGGAAGTTCAGGCGTTTTCTTGTCGCCGGCATCGGTTGGCCAGGTGTGACCCAGGGTGACGACGATGTCCTCGTCGCAAGCGGTGCGGACTTCTGTCCAGTCATTGCACCAGCCGTGAATCAGGTTGAGGACTTCAACCCACTGGCCGCGATCGCGGACCCAGTCGCCAATCTTGATCTCATCCATGCGGACGATTGACTTGCGAAACCAATGGCGCGGATTCCACCAATCTTTTTTTCTGCGGCAGACCATGTCTCCGCGCGGGCAGCTGCCTCCGAGGCCGGACCCGCTGCCTCCGGATCCAGCTCCGCTGGTTGGCGCCGTTGTGATAGCGAGCGGTCCGTTGTTGGGCGGAAGATGATCATTGCGGCCGCTGAAGTAAGTTGCATTCGGAGTGAGCGCGGTATAGCAGCCTGCAGGAGATCCCACTGCGCCCGCGACATCTGCATTGAGCGTGAACTTCCAGGGCGATCCGGGAGCGCTATCGTCAATATACGGATAGAGCCAGTAAGGGGTCGCCGCTGTGAGCCCGGTAAAAGTCTGATTGCTGTTGTAGTTCTGGACGGCCAGAGAGTTGTTAGCCTGGCTGGGATTGGGCATGGTGCCGCGATTCACATTGACGTTCCACGCGACGTTGGCGCTGGTGCCGGGCACGGCTGACGACCAGGTGATGACGCCGGTCCAGCTGGGCGGGATCGAGCCGAGCCCAGGGCGATAGATTCCAGTGTTGAGGTCCAGCGCGCCCGGCGCGTTGCCGGGAAGCGCGAAGGAAAAGACAGCGGCTTGTGAAAGTGGCTGCTGTCGTCCACCCAGGGTGTTGAAGCTGGGAAATTTTAAAAAGAGAGTTTTGCCGTAATAGCTGGGATCATATTGGTATTGGAAGCTGGCCTGGTCCAGGCGGGCAAAAGATTCTCCAGCCGAGTGCGCTGCGTTCACAGTGCCAAAGAGTCCGCGGTGCAGCGTGTCGAGCTGGAAGGTGTCTTTATCTACCAGTGTCGCATTCTTGTAAGCGAATAGCTCAAACGGATTGTCGTCAGTCGTATCGATCAGCACGCACATGGAGACGAACTGGTCAAAGTCCGCGGAGCTCATGTTCTGCATCACGGCGCCCGCGGAGCTCATCTTCACCTGGAAGCTGGATGGATCTGGATCCACGGTTCCCGCAGCGAGTGAATTTACCAGCGTGCCGAGCCGCGCCGGCGACGTGATCGGCTGGCCACCGTTGAGATCGATATAGGTGATGCCGTCAAAACTTCCCATGACGTAGCAGCCGCCCCAATCGGACGTTTGCCCGGAGACAAAGATGCTGAGAATGTTTCCCTGCTGCAGCGCCAGGCGGTTGGTGGCTTCAATGATCAGCGCCTGCGTGTTGCCGGGATCGGCCTGGCCGGCATTCGGTTTAAAGCCGATGCCGGTCTGCTTGGCATAAAGAGTTGGCTGCGCTGTGCCCCAGGGGAAATCTTCGGCCGTAATCTGCAAGCCGGTTGCATCCGGGTTGTCGACGGTCTTGGTTACGCGGACCGGGAACTTGTTCATGCCCAGTTCTGCGCAGGTGATGGTGACCAGCTTCATGGGCTCAACCATGGCCGCGTATTTGCTTTTGACTCCGAAGGTATAACCGGCACGGTTGTTGACCGAACGCTTAACCCTGAGGTTGCCGCAAAACTGCGCGGCCGCCAGGGTGCAGATAAAGTTGTAGTCCTGCGGTGTCTCTGCCCGGAGTCCGTAACGCTGGATCGCGGCGTCATCCTGTTCAGTGAGCGGCTCTTCGGTGTATCCGTTGAGACGGTTGGCCCATGAGATTTGGACTTTGTTGTAAGCGTCCTGCCAGGGCGAGCGCGTGATGCTGACCGGAGTGGTGAAGTCGGTATCGTCAAAGTCCAGATCGGGCTGTGTGTCAGGAACGTAGATCTGCCCGTTCGCGGCCGCGCTGGTGTCTCCGTAAGGCGAGAGCTTGAGTTGGCCTTCACTCCAGAATGCCGCCACCATGCCGGCCTCAAGGATGGGCGAGAGCATGGAGGAGACTGCGTCCTGGCTGGTGAAGAGCGGACTGATAAAGAAATTGTTGGCTACCCAGAAGTCGCTGGCTTGCGTCCAGTCACCAAAGCAGGTGGTGGGAAAATTGATGCCAAAGAACGGATCGGCCAGGATGGCGCCGATGCAATCCACAGGATCGCAATCCAAAATGCCACCGCCGAACTGGTACGGGCCGGCGATCTCAAAAGAGTAATTCGGCAGTTCGCCGTTGCTGCCCAGGTCCATCTGGCTGCTGGCAACGATGGCGGTTTCCGTGTATCCGATTGCGGCTTCAGGATGGCGCGAAGTCAGATAGGACCAGACGGCCTGGCCTCTGGTGCCGTTGATCACCGTAACGCTGAGCGCGGTCTGCGCGTCACTCTGCTGGTTCTGTGTGTTGGTGACGTAAGAAATCTGGATTTGCTTGAGCGTGTCAGCGGCGGCGAAGGTATAGAGGCCTGCCGTAACCGCGTATTGCCCGGTGGCGGGCGTGCCCGAAACTTTTACGAGCGATGCGCCGCCTGGATAGAAGATGACGCCGCTATCCTGCAGGAAGTCCGCGGAGTCATCCACCAGAACCTGGAAGGGCGTTCCCGGAATGGTTGCGGTCTCCGTGTTGTTGAGCTGGAGCAGGTTGTAGCTATAGGTAATGCTGACGGACTTGCCGGCATCCGCAGCGTGAAAGGTGTAAGTGCCGGTGGCCGGGACCACGGCGTAAATGCCGGGCGCCGGTGACGATCCGGGCTGCAGCGCCGGAAAGTATGTGCCGGAGAGAGTGGAAGATCCGGGCGAGCCGAAATCATTCACGGTCCGCGCAAACGTTTGCGAGAAGCTTACGCCCTGATCGACCTTGAAGAGGCCATGGTTTACAACCTGGTAGCTGCCGCCTCCGGGCGGGACCGTGAAGGTTTCCGTGGCGGATGTCTGCTGAAAACGGCCCTTGGTGTCCCAGACGTTGACGATGCCCTTGATTGGTCCGGAGCAAAGCGCGCCGATGGTGGCAGCCTGATAGTTGTAACTGGTGGTGGGCTGCGTGGATCCGCCCGCGCCCAGGCCTTTGCCGCCGCCGCCTGCAGGGCTTTGCTGCACAATGGGAATGGCAACAAAGTCTGCATAGTAAATGAGCAGCTGGTTCAGCCGGCGCTGGCCCATGAGAATAGGCAACGCAGCACCGATGTTGGCGGTGGTGACGTTGATATTCGCCAGCTTGGTCTGCGGGCTTTGTGCCGGCGTCTTTGGTTTGAAAAGAAATCCCATTTTAGTTAGCTAACGGAGGAAGCAGGAACGGGTGCATCGACGATGTCGAGCACGACAAGATCTTTGAAGTAATGATTAAAAATTCTCTTAGCTGCAGCCAGGCTCTGAGCCTGAAAAGTTATGCGGAAATGGAGACCTTCATCCTGCACGCGCGCGCCCTTAACCACGACAACAACAAACACGTAATATCTCATTTAGAAAAATTTCTGCGGAAGAACCGGCGCGGCCGGCCCAGGAGAAAGTCGTCAAGGTTAGCGTTGGAGTAGATCACGCCATGCTTGGTCATGCTGTGTATCACCGTGGGAAAATCGACGATGATCCCGCCGTGGGCAAAGGCGTGTGCGACCCGCCACAATACAAGATCTCCGGGCTGCGCTTCGGCTTCAGGTATCTCGTCGCAGTACTTGAGGATCGCATCAACGTATTCCGTGGTTTTGGTGTGCAGATGCGCCTGCACTGAATAATTGCCGGGATCGATCGCGGGAATGATTTGCAGGTTGTGGTAAACGCAAATGATGAAGGTGGCGCAGTCGCATCCAATGCCTTTAAGCCGGCCGTGAGGAATGTAAGGTGTTTCTGCTTTCATCCAGGCCGTGGCTTCTGCAACCACGGCGAGACGCTGCTCCGGAGAAAGAGAGCTCAAGGTTTCTTCCGCAAGATAGCCCGGTCCGGAGCGTTACGTATTGCGCGTTCAATGACTTCCCTGATCCTCTCGGCGCTGGGATGATTTTCACGGTTGACCGCTATTTCAATATTGCCCTGGCCTGGCGAAGGCTTAGGAGCGTTGGCCATCAGCTTGTCGTAAACGTCTTTAGGAATGATTGAGCACATTTTTAGAGCACCGTCTCCGGCGTGGGCGTAAATTCGTAGCCGCCATAGTGAATGCGGTTGTTGTATTTGCTGCTGCAGGTTGAATCCAGCAGGTCACAGCCAGGCTGAAGGATGAACTGATCGCCGATGTTCACGGGAAGAATGAAAGGCAGATCCAGGACAATCTGCGTGGTGGAGTTCTGCTGCTTGATCTTGGCAGCCAGGCCGGCGTTCTGTCCGCTGGTGAATTTGATAATGCCCAGGGCATACGGCAGCGGATCGCTTCCGATCGATCCCAGCGCCGCGGTGAGATTGAGTACGGTCTGCGTGCTTCCGGCCGCAACCTGGTCGGCAACCGTGAACGTAGCGGCGCTCAGCGTGCAATGCTGGTCAAAGAGTGTGAACCTGCAGGATGACTGGATCAGGTTGGGCGGCGAGTTCAGGTTCAGCCGGTACAGCAGGTCAGCCACGTCAAAGGTGCATTTGCTGCGGGTGAGCTCTTTAATGCTGGTGATCTCGCCCATGAACTTTGTTTCCAGACCGAGCGATGTATCCATTCCATTCACATGCGGATTGGTGATCTCTGGCTCCAGCGGAGCGTAAGCGGCAAACACCCAGACGGTGGCCGCGTCAAAGAGTCCGGAGCGAACGGTCTGATAGAGCGGCGCATTTGTGCCAGGGAAAAAGACCGCGGCCGGCTGATCGGTGACGGGATCATTGGGAATGGTAACCGTTAGATCCATAGTGTTGGAATTGAGATCAAAGCCGGCTTCGCTGGTGATGGGGCCGCGCGACCACTCTCCAAACTTCTTGTTGAAGTAGTTGGTAGGTGGCGCTCCCACGTTCAGGATGTCGAGCTGGTAATCCGTGGCCGCGATGAACTGGCCATTGGCGAGCAGGATCAGGAAAAGATGCGCGCGCTGATACTCGGTGTGCGTCAGCAGGAAGTCGAGCAGCTGAGGATTGTTTTTGACGGAAGATTTCATTTAGATGATGACGCTCTTCCAGTCCAGTTGCTGCAGCGTCCAGTAGTTGGTGAAAATATTTGTGAGCTGGTCGGTTGCGTCCTTGGTAAAGCGGCAACGGAAGTAATATTTCCCTGACCAGGCGAGCACGGCATTCAACGCCGGCGCCGTGGTGAATGTGATCACGCCCAGCGTGTCAATGCTGTAATCGGTTCCCGTTGTCTTCAGAACGCCACCAACGTAAATGCTGGGCGCGCCATTGATGTTCTGGATGATGTCAACGCCGCTTGCGATCGGCCGCGTGATCTGAAAGGCCTTGGTAACTCCATCGCCCAGACCGAACGAAGCCGGCGCGCTGGCGAAGATCGTGTTGTCGCTGGCGTCGTCATAAAGCCAGCTGCAGGCCTGCCCGCGCATTTGTATAAAGAACCCCGCAACTTTAGCCAGATATCCCGTGGGATCGTTGAAGTTGCTGTTGAGCTTGGGGAACGTCATCTCAAAAAGCCAGATTGGATAAGGCGTGGTGGAGATGGCGGTCTCGCCACGATTGGCCGCGGGAGTTTCAACGATGGTGTTAAAGCTGGGATTCTTGATGATGGGCCAGCCGCGCGAAGCTCCGCTGGCGTTCCCAGGCGGAATTGGAAAGATCGCATTCGACACAGCTTTAGGAGATTCCCATGCGACGCATGTTCTTTATGACGTGACGGTGAAAGATAGCCTGGTGCTTGGTAAGCATGCTATCTACGCCGGTCGCGTCAATAGCCTGGATATTCGGGGCAAAAACAAAATGATGGTTGGCTCCGCCGCCCGATGCGCCGCCGCTGGCTGCGTTCATGATGAAAGTGGAGATAGGCGCCGGCAGGACCATTTCATTGTGGTGGACCAGGGCGTAAGCATCTTCAGGAACGATGCCGCCCTTTTCAAAGGCCATGACCGCGGCGAACGCAGCAGCGCCGGCGATAGGAGCCAGAACTGGGCCTATGACCGGAATGTCTGAGGTCGCAGCGTATGCTCCATGGAACGCGGATTTCGCATCCGTGAGTTTTTTCTTGTCTGCTATCGTCTGGTGAAGAGCAAGGCCTATTAACTCCTGAATGCCAATCTCGGCGATGCTCTCAATTGCGTGGGCAGCCATTCCACTCCAAAGTTTGTTCCAATCCTGACTAAATGTATCCGTGCCGCGGATCCAGCCGTCCATGGATGAGACGATAGTGCTGGAAAGCTGCCGATACCCTGCGGCGCGTCTCAGGAGAGATTGCTGCTCGGCTTTCTCCGTCTGCAAAATATATTTGTCAGTAAGAGCCTGAAGCTGAGCATCGGCTTTCACTCTATCCACTGTGCCCGCTAATGTGGCGTCACGCCGTGCCTGAAGTTCTTTTTGCGCGGCTAGGTAGGTTGCCGTGAGTTCCTTTTGCAGCTGGGCTTCATAGTCTTTTTCAGTTATCAATCCCAACTCGCGCTCGAACTCAAGTTGCTGCATATCGATAGCTCCAACGGCCTCTACGTGCTGTTTGGCAGCTTCACGCTCCGCTTGTTTTTCCTCAACGTATATCTTGCCTTTTGTCGAGATATATTTTTGTAACTCCGTTAAATCCTGCCTGTATTCTTCCTGGTTGGAGAGAGTGAACGCTTTGTTCAGCTCTTTTTCCTTGTTCAATGTAGCGGCATAGGTGGTGAGGATTTGAGTGTCGTGAGCGGCTGTGAGCGCCTCGATTTGTTGGTTTGTCTGTCTGACCAGATTTGGACGGGATGCCTCGAGTTGTTTAAGTTTCTCAAGGTGAGCGAGTTCAGCCGTGTATTCCTTGTCGAGCGCAGCCTGTTTGATTTCAGCGAGCTTGTCTGCAGTGATTTTGCCTTGATCGAACTCAACCTGGTAAGCGGCTATGGTTTCCTTGGTCTGCTCTGCGGTGGCCTGTTTCTGTGCCGCATACTGCGTATTCAGCAGTGAAATGTCTGCCTGTACCTTTCGTGCCTTGGCGTTTCCTTCGTCATCAGTTTTGATGGCGGCAATTTTGCTCTGAACTTTTTCTTGCGCTTTGAGTGTATCTACAAGAGCTTGCTGCGACTTAATTTCATTGTCTGTTAACCCTACTCCCGCTTTTGCCAACTCAAGAGACTGCACCTTGAATTTGTTGTATGCTTCTTGCCCGCCAACTCCTGACTGCGGAGAGTTCACGATCTTTGCACCCTGCTGCTGCAAGTCCAGGATGTGCTGCGCAGTCCTAAGTGTCCCGGACAATAAATTAGAAGCGCCTGTGTTGTCTCCTTTGGCCAGTAAAGCATCGTATTGCGTCTGGAACGTGGTGAGAGCATTGCGTGCTCCTTCAGAACCAATGCCAAAGCTGTACCAATGAGACTTAAGATCGTCAAATACCTTGTCCGCTGCCTTCTCAAGGATCCCAAACTCATGGGACAGCTCATCCATACTTTGCAGGTCAATCAACTCCAGTTGCTTCTTAAGGGCCTGTAGATGGTTTTGGCTGAGCTCGTCGGTGTGTATTCCGGCTTGCAGAAGTTTTTTGTCGAGAGAGTTGAACGTTGTCTGGATGGCCGTTCCAAACGTGATTTGATCTTCGGCGACTTTTTCTGTTGCCTCGTGGAACTTGGTCAATTTTTCCGCAGCCTCATATATAGCCACGCCAATGGCAATCACAGCCAACACCGGAAATGCTGCAGACATGGCAGCGCCCACACCCGGCAATGTGGCAACGAA